CTACCGTTCCTAGGTTAGTAGATTACACAGCTTAGACCCGAAGGTTTGGCCTTACAAGGAGTATCCAATTAAGGTAACACCCGGAGCGGATAGCAGAGCACTCGAAGCCCATACCTTTAAGTACGCTACGCTTAGCACGCGCGCCCTGTCCCCGACAGGTTTACTATCCAAAAACGACCGACGCAAATTCCCTATGGTCGAGGATTCGAACCCCACCAACGGTTTAAAAGACCGCTGTGCTACCATTACACTAAACCAAATATGGGTGTTTGATGTCGGTACTCGCGGCGAGCAGAGGGATCGAACCCCTGGGCAAATAGCCCCGCGCGGTTTTCAAGACCGTCCCCATGCCACATGGGTTTACTCGCCGTGTATTTAATTGTTAGAAATAAAGACCCCCACTAGGGAGGAAGCTAGTGGGGGTCTTTACGATTAGGAGGAACCGTGTGTTATGACACCCCAAAGCAGCCATTGCTACCTACAATGGTTGTTTGTGACTGCTTCGAAATGCTCATGGTATCCATTCTATCATAGTGCTTTGAAATTTGTCAAGCACCTGTGCCCCCCGAGAGACTCGAACTCTCACGCCCTGCGGCACCAGTTTCTAAGACTGGCGTGTATACCTAATTCCACCAGAGAGGCGTACCGAACCTGGGAGTTGAACCCAGACTGAACAGTTTTTGAGACTGTATCCTCTACCTGTTGGGATAGTTCGGTGTAGGATTGAAAGCCCTGGCAACAATAGGCCGGTTTCAGCGGCGACCTTCAATCCGGTGTCTCCCACTGGTAACGATCCAGTCATTCCGGGACTTCAATCCAGCGTGTATCCATCAACACTTGAGAGACATATTTAATTGTTAAATCGTAACTACACGAAGGGGCCGGTCGCTCTTGGCTGTCTTGGGACGCAAGAACTTGACCCCCAGCAAGGCTAGTGCCTTTGTGCTGTACGTAAACGGCTGACCGTTACGCATGGTCAGTTCTTCGTTGTACTTGTTGACGATCTTGTACATGCTTCCTCCTATTGTTGCGAGTGGGCCGTGAGAGAATCGAACTCCCCATGCCGAAGCGAGTGGTTTACAGCCACCGGGAACACCTTGTTCCATACAGCCCGCACTCCGTGTCGGATTCGAACCGACGATCACTCGGCTTGAAAGGCCGGTATCCTAACCGCTAGACCAACGGAGCAAAAATGGAGTAGGCGTGTAGCGACGCCTCGTTCTTAAGTTTCAAGACGATGATGAGCCGCCGGGGATGCCTCCCTTATCGGTGACTTTGCCTCATCCTAGTCGCGCAACGGGACATGCCCTTGTACCGACTCGAAACCTCCATCGTACTCGATAGGGGTATCGATCCCCTGCTACTTCCTTGAGAGGGAAGTGAACTACCATTATTCTAATCGAGCATAACCAATTGCGGAGCACAGGGTGGTTGAGAACCTGACTGGCGGGCACCTGATGGGTGTCTACTCCCGTTGTTGGCGATCCTAAGGGGAAATCGAACCCCTACTTTCTGCTCGACAGGCAGACGTGTTGACCTTTACACTATAGGACCAAGTATTCAATTGGGGAGACTGGTGGGAGTCAAACCCACGTAGATCGGGTTCACGACCCGTCACAATTATCGTTCTGTCACAGCCTCAGTCGGGAATGCAGGAGTCGAACCTGCCACCTTAAGCTTCCAAAGCAAACGACCTACCGCTAGCCCAATCCCCGGTGTGTTCCCCCTAACAGCGAGCACTGAGCGACGCGCTCAGCCTGTGTCTTGGTATGGCTACCGCAAGGTTGCTGGTTTGGGGAACGATGTGCCTACTGTCAACCTTTGTTCGGCACTGTTCATATTGAGTTTTTTCGTTGCGGGGAAGGGAGTCGAACCCTTACTAATTACGGCTTATGAGACCGTCGCGGCACCGCTACAGCTTGCCCCACAATGTTTGGGAGGGGTAACAGGCTTTCGCTACCCACTGTCTAGCCAGAGTGCTTTCTAAGTACACCCATTCGACAGACACCCAGTTAGTCCCGCTAAGGACAGGCCGCTAAGCCCCTGAGCTACACGATCCGCTGGTCTGGCGACCCGAGATTAACGTGTGTCTCCCCACAGCAACCGTCGCCGCTGTGTTGTGGAACATCAGGGCTACGATCCCTGTGCCTTCTGGTTGCAAACCAGACGCTCTACCCATTGAGCTAATGTCCCGTGTTTGTTTGTTTGTGTACTTACACCCTATACTAGAAAATCCCCCTAGTCAAGTACCAGGAGGATTCAATCAGTAAACTTCCAGGTACGCTAAGCGTCGGCCTCATCAAAGGGCAGGTACAACGCGGCGTGTGTGTTAGTCATGGTATCTATTCTAGCACACAATCTTAAATTATGCTAATGCATCCGGCTCATACATCTTAAGGATTTCTTTCGCGTAAACTATCTTATCCTCTACCCTCTGACCTTGCGGTTGAAAGGTAGACCACAGCTCTAGATTTTCTATACGATTATCTGCGCGCTGCCCATTTTTATGGTGAACATTCTCATGGGGCTCTAGTTTGCGTCCAAGATGCTCTTCCATCACAGCCCTATGATGTCTTCTACTCTCGTATTTACCATTTATTTTACGCTTTTGTATAGCGTAACCTGTTTTCTGTATTAGGGGGCGACCCCACTCCCCAGGTGATCGCCTCCTAAGAACTACATCTACCTCTTGTCCGTTCAGATGCCTTTCGTAGTGTGCAGAACAAAGCCCTTTCGCCTCAACAGGCGAAGCGCAGAACTTAACTGTACATACCTTGGTACTTGACATTCTTAACAATTCCTGATAGTATACTGAGTATGATTGATGACAATATTTATTGGGGAGTTATACGTAACAAACATAATAGGGTAACCTATATAGAAATCGCTGAAAGCGAGGCTGGGCGTTGGAATGTTGTTCTAGATACTGATGAATTTACACTACGCATTCCCGTTGGAGAGAACCCTGATTTTTTTGACTTACTTTCTATGGCGTTAGCTAAACGCGCCACCTAAAACCAATACCTGCCGTAACCTTGTCCTCGTCCTTGTATGAGTCTACCCAAGCCACAGGCGTATCAGGTGGTAAGTCTTTTAACTGGTTAATTAGCTCGCCAGCAGTGCTACCCTGTACTACTTTCCAAAACTGAGCTACCTCGTTAGGTGGGTCTGTTATTCCGCGACTCATTCTTCTTCCCCATCCGTAGCCGCAATTTCTGTTTGACTCTCTAACTCAACACCCGCGGGAGCATACCCAAAAGGTTGCGGTTTGCGCTCAGCAATGTGAATGAGCGCCGGTACTACATCACGAACGATAGCATCTGCTAAAATACTTTCAATGTACGAACCTGGCTGTGCTTCTCGCCAAGCTTTATAAGCTGCTTTAGCATCTTCCAACGCGTTTTTACTCATTAGACACTATCTCCCCACCAAATCTCTTATAAGTTCCAATTAATTCGCCCATCTTGAGTGCAAGCTCGGGGTGGGCATCTATCATTTCAGGGGTGATATCCACAAAGTATGTATCGTAATCCCTATGTCCCTCTACTGCGATTAAATATCTCATTCTGGGTACACTGCCACAACAGCATCTACCTTTATAGGCGACGCAGATACCGTTGTCATGTAATAACTTCCGTAATAAGTCTTTACTTTTTTACGTACTTTAAGGCTAACATACTTCTTTGAGTGCTCAATTTTAATGGGCGTCGCCTCCTTAACTTTCTCGCGCTGTTCTCCCTTGTACTTGTACTCATGAATCCACACGATGCGTTTGCCTAGGTCAACACCCGATAGCTGCATTGCATACTTGATTTCTGGCTGACCATCCGCGGGCGGCTCTAGCACGGGTTCTTCCTCCACTAGTTCTATATCGTAATCTCCTACATAGGGCCTTCCTCCCGACAACGTTAATGAGCCAACACTTTTACCGCTGTCGTCTTTTGCTGCCCACGCCGAACCATCATGTTCTATTTTACCCACAACAACGATATCGTCAAGCTTCACCCACGGGCAGCTAAGCTTCCAAGTCTTACCTGTGAGTTTTACCTTGTCCCCAACCTTAAGCTGCCTCATGCGAGTTCCGCCCAACTCTTTCCGATTGAATATTCCGCTAGGAAGGGCACAGCGTCGCCCATAACCTGTCGTCCTGTTTCTCTAAGCTCTGCTGCCACGTATTGACCGATAAAATCTGCCCGTTCTTCCGGCCCCTCAATCATGATAGCGTCATGAACCACGTTAAAGATTCTGTATCCGCTTTCCTTGAGCGCATTGTTGATTCTAATAGCTGTAGCAAGACAAATATCTGATGACGTGCTCTGAGGGAGAAACGATAGAGCCTCACGTTTGACCGCTGCCTCTTGCTTACGTGAAGTGATTACCTCACGTTGATAGCGGCGCCCGAACGGGTTCACCAGTAAGTCGCGCTTGCTGGGGTCTACAGCCGCACGCTCTACCTCATTGCGCCAAGCCTTAAACTGCGGCGCCTTCTCGAACAAAGCATCAATGATTCTCTGTGCCACTTGTGTTGGTTGATCAATTTCTATACCAATAGCTGCTGCACCGCGCCCGAACGCTAAACCATACATGACCGACTTAACCTGAACACGGCATTCCTTATGGTCATTGGGGTCGCTGTCTTTCCATCTATAGATGTCACCATAACGTGCCATTTTTTCAGGAAAAGCTACAGGCATAAAATGGTTGTCAAAGAAATCCCCACTATTTTCCTGTAGAGCGCCAATCATCCACTCATCACCAGAGAATACAGCCATGCATCTAAGTTCAGCTTGGCTAAGGTCAACGTTAATCAGTACTCTGCCCATTATCTTTACCGAACTTCAACTCGTATGCGTATGAAATCATCATGTTATACAGCGTTTCAGAGGCGAAACCTGTTTTCGGTAACGACCTGTACCAAGAGCTAAACGCGGCCCGAAGCTCTGGCGTATCCAATCCCAGTACAATATAAGCCAGCGCTAGGAAAGCATCATCTGATATACCAATATTGGTTGTAACAAATGTCGTACTGCCAGACCCAACAAAACCCCCAGTTTTATATGGTTCATTAGGGCGTGGTGTATAAGGTTGCCACGTACTAGTAATTGTTGTCATCTGTAATAGCCACCAATCGTCTAATCTTTTTGTCTCTTGGGACGTTCTGTGCGTTAGGATTCGAGGACGAGAGCCGCCCTGTGCTCGTGCCGTGGACTAGGAACGTAGGGTGCACGCGGCCATTACGTGCCCCCCTTCGCCAACCATAAACGTAGGTGCTGTACATTTTACCGGCCCTGCGGTAGTTAAGCAAGCATACGCAGAACTGTTCTACAATATCTCCCGGCTTAAATCTCTTCATAATCTCAGTAATATGATCCTCGTCCGTGGACTCGGTTTCGATCCCCTTCCAAGCCAGCCAACGCTTGACTTGCTGCCAGCTACCGGGATTGAATTCTTTGTCCTGCGTGATGTTTCTAAGCGTTTTTAGGTTCGCATCTTTTTCATCGAGTAGCTTCGATCCTAGCATACCGGCATATTCATAATCAAACGGAATGCCCACTTGCTCGACTTCTAGTAAGAAATCAGCGGCCATCATTTCGAACATGAAAGCTTTTTGTGCTTCCTCATCCGCATCAATTTGAGGACTTAAAAATTCCCACAGCTTGTATGTCCAGTACACATCCCAGCCGTTATACTCAACCAGCTTCGACCGAGGTATGCGTTCATAGTATCCACCACCCTTGAGGTAGCTCTTAATTCCGGCTTCCCAGTCAGGGGCACCAAGATACCTTTGTGCTAGTTCCTTTAGGCCGTGCGCTCCTGCTGCCTGGTTGAGCACATGGTGAGCTAGCATTGTATCGAACCACACGTTGAGCTTGACACCCAGCACACGGTTGAGTACGCGCGTGTCGAACTTACCGTTGTGATAGATCGCTTTAGTGAACAACGGCAGAACACTTGCTAGGTCTTCTATCTGCCAGTGTTCTAGAACATGGGAGTAGTAATCTGTACCGTCTTCTCTGGGAGAGACTAAGACAACGGGACCATCCATGCCAGCCTGATAAAAGGCCACACTGAGGATTTGTACTTCATCCGGAGTGTGCTCGCCGCCCTTACCGATGTTGCCTGAGGTTTCGATATCGATAACTGTAGGCGCGCTGTAGTCTATCTTTCGTGTGATGTTGAACAATTCCGCGGTATAACGAGGACCATTAAACGGGATAGGTTCGGGCTCTTCGATGAATTGACGAATGGCCGCGGCAAGCACTGTTGCTGCGTTGGCCTTCGTCATCATCTGAGCAATAGAGTACGTGTACACCACTTTAGTTCCGACAGGGATGTGTATATCGTCATTAACCTTACCGAAGACGAGTACCCTCTTATCAAGAGAGTCATCGTAACCCATGAATTCTACCCAATGATCCGGGAACCGCTCAGCCGCGATATTCTTGATAATGTCCCGAGCCTTAGGTGTGGTGGGTTCGGGCGTGTATACAGGTATAACAACCCTACTCTTCAATTGTTACCTCCAAGTGCCAACGAGAACCCTGCTGTACACGGCGCAAGGTGCCTCGTGTCTCCAAAGCCACAACCATTTCCTCGAAGTCCTTAGGCTTCTTGTCAGGAAAGGCTTGATAAGCTCGGTGCCAGGACAGCTTACCGCCACGGGCCACAATGTAATCTTCTAGCTTAGACACGTCGCGCTGCCATTCAGACTCACTGATCATAGAGGCTACCTTGACCGAATCATCGAACCACTTACCAGCAAACGATATGGCGTTCAGCATGTGTATCTCTTCGATCCTGTTTTTGCGATCATGCATAGCGAGAAGTGCTGCAAGCTTAAGTGTGGACAAAGTCATTCGGTCACTAGTAGAATCCACTACCTCGCGGTAGCGAGTATTGTTTACAGCGATCATAACATCTTCTCGGAACTTCAAGAAACGCGCTTGAGCGTCACTTGATAAGCCGATCTTTGCCATGTCACCATCGCCCCCGAGGATAGACCAGTGGTTTCTTCCGATTTCTAGCTGTCTAGCTAGACTGTTAAATACCTGATCATCCTCTTCTCCCTTGTCGTCATCTTCAAACTCAAGTGGCGGTTCTACATAATCCTTTGGTCGCTCGGCAGTTACATATAGGAATCTTGTAAGAAACCCCTGCTTGAAGTTTTTAATCGTTAGAATTTCTGCACTATCATCCAGAATTCCCAGCAAGAAAAACACAAAGGAGATAGGAACACTAGGGGTGATCTTCTTGTCCCCTGATGCACGGGCACGACCACCACTCCAACCATCATATAGCTTTGTGAAGTAGCTGATACCGCCAGCCATGTATGATTGGTGCAACATTTCCTCAAAGAAACCTTGCGCCTCATCACGCGCTATCATGCTGGACTTGTTGGCACGATCCTGTAGCGCAACGTTCAAGCCTCCTGGAGTAGCATCGTCCGGAATGATGTAACTGTACTCTTCGGTTGCTAGACGCCGTAGCATACGCTCGACATAACTTTTCGCTGTCGTCTTACGGTCCTTAGTTGACCTACCCAACAGAAGTACCCAAATATTTAGCTTGAGCTTTCCAAACTTAGGGTGCACATATGCGAACTCAGAGTACACGGTGCTGAGAAGGATCACAGCCGCCGCCTCGTGGAACTCACTCGGTGCGTCTGTCTTTGATGCTGCCCAGGTAACCCACTCATCTATAAACGTTGGCTCGTAGGAAATTCGCTCTAGTTCATCCAGAGTCAGGAACTCGGTTGGTTCTGGTCCGTCGATAGTGTAAGTTTTAGTTTCTCCATCGCTTTCCACATCATCATACTCTGATGAACCTGCACCGATAGCTGCCTTAGCCTTAACAATGGCTGTACTCCACAGCCCCGCAAGCCCTCGCGGATCATCATTGCGAAACTTGTTAGCCTTAGCGTGCCATGCGATGGCGGTAACAACTTCGTCTGACATACCCTCTTCGAATAGCAAACAACAAAGCTTAAACAGAACCTCACTGCGCTTTTCGTCGCGGAACGCTCCGAACAACAGACTTCTAATCTCTACATTGTTCGGCATACCTATAAGCAGATCGCTTAGGCTGCTGTTTTCAACAAATTCCTTAAGGCCTTGCGGCATGTCCTCAGCCTTAGCTTCGATCATGTCCGGAATTTCGCTTGCTGGGTATGCCGAAACCAGCCAGTCATCGTCATAGAACTTGGAGTCGTCATAGTCATTGACTACAACCACTTCTCCGGGGTGCTTAGAGTTGCTTGTTCCGGGCACACGCAGGAGCTTGGCTGCGTTGACGAATGCTGTATCGCAACCTTGATCCTTGTGGACTTGTGCGATACGGCGGTTGATCTTAGCGGCCTCGGCGGGGTCTAGTCCATCACTATTGGTCATTGTCCAGTAGACGTGGAACCTACCCTCACTAGTTTCAACAATGAGATTAGGGTACACGCGGAAGTTCGCGGGTTCACAGGTATCAGCGTCTGCCGCAAGAACGTTGGTTACTACGGCATTCTCTTTCATGCGAGAGTCAGACTTGAAAAGAATGGGAGAATACCAAACATCATTGTGTCGGTTTTCCTCTACCAATTCAACCATGTCGTCAAGCTGATCGGGATATTGAAACCAATTATCCTTAGTAGGTTTACCCATTACATTCGGTAGGGTGATTACTGCTCGGCCCTCAAGGTCACCGAACACAGCTTCAAAGAACTCGCGCGCTTCCATAATCTCCCTCTTAATAGTTAAATAATTGTCGGCTAGGTGGGACTCGAACCCACATGCCTAGTGGCCGCGATTTTTAAGACCGCTGCGTATACCATTCCGCCACTAGCCGGGACGGCTGAACCCCCCACGTTTTTATTAACATGAGGGGTTCGCCTAGAAGGTTACGTGGTTACCACGTAACCTTCTTTTCTTCCGCTGTCTTGGTTCTCAGCTTGCCTAGCGGCAGAGTACCACTAACAGTGTTATTGATGTAAGGCTCTCCGGTAGCCTCATTGATCTTATTGGACTTCTGCTGTCCAATGCGGGCGACGAACTCTGTTCCCAGAGACTCGTTGAGATTATCAGGAACGCTGATATCTCCTGTCTCATCATCAATGGGCCAACCTAATGCGTCAGCAAAAGTTGCAAGCTTGAACGCATCGTTGCCCTTGTTGTGCAGAGGCACGCGGTTGTAACGAATCTCTCGACCCTTGAACTCGCCTTCCTCTGTCACCTTAGCCGTGTATGTGATTTGAGGCTCGCCCGGATACTTGGCGTTGGGACCAGTTACGCCTTCCTCAATTTCATACAGGGCCACGCGAAGTTTTGTTCCCGTGGGAATGAGCTTGAACTCACCACGCTCAAGCGCTTCTGCGCCTACGTTAATTACTCGAACCATTATTTCTTACCTTCCTTAGCAATCAAAATCTCTCGTTGGATGTCAGTGAGTGTCGGCCCTTGAGCATCACCACTTGGCCCGATAATGTCGGGTAGTCCAAACCTGTTCTTCGTAATGATACTAGAAGATCGTCCAACGCGCAAGACCCTAACGGGATTTCCGTCGTCGTCCGGTACGAATTCCATGTACCCAATCAGGTCAGGAATGGCGGGAACATCAGTCTTGGCTGAACCAGAAATCTTGACTGTGGTTGTCAGCTTACCTGTGTTGTCGTCCTTCTCGGTCTGAGAGTGGGCGATGAACACTGCCAGGAATGGTGCGTGATGCATTTCACGCATGAACTGGATGGACCATTCCTTAAGGTCAGCCCAGGCGCCGAACTTGTTGTTGATGTTCTCAGGCTTCTGCTTGAAGAACTTCTCGGCTCGGTTCTGTCCGACGTTGTACGTGTCAAAGATGACAGTCTTGTACGGGTGCTCATCCTTTAGCAGAGACACGCGGAGTGCTTCCAGCTTTTCATAGCTGTCAACCTCCACGACATCCACATCTGGGTAAAGCCTACCCACACCAGCCGCCGACCCCTCAATGTCCACGATGAGTACGGGTGCATAGTCCTCAATCTCCGTGGCGCTAGCCGCGAGGATGGTTTTACCCACTCCGTACTCACCGAAGATGATCATTGAGTTGATCTTGTCCACGGACGTAGCCTTTTTAACTGCCTTAAGAAACTCAGCGGTCACTAAAGTCTTCTCCCAATGCTTCGAAGAACTGCTCTTCCAGCCCGTTTTCCCTGGCGGCAAGAGCCAGTTCGGTTAGGCGATCCGGCCCGGTGGTATCGATCTGAGAGAACTCCGGGTCATTCCTTAGTTCAACAATGGTTGTGTGGATCAGCTTTCTCACATAGTCCACGGTAACCTCGTCCCGTGAAAGCATGAACTCCAACCCGGTCAGGGTGGTGTATGCCCCCAGGAAATAGCCCTGGTCCTTGTCGCTCATGTGCTTAGTCATTTCTTCCCTCTCTTAGTTCAGACCAATTTCGATGCGGTTATCGTAGGTCTTGGTGATCTTTGCAAGCTCAGTCTCGTTCAGGTATCGACGCGCTGCTGTGGTATCGACTGTCATCTTGGACACGGAGCGGTAGCGTGCTGCGCTCAGGTTATCACGAGCCAGCTTGTCATCGATCCGCGTGGACTTGGTGATCTTGATGTAGAACTTGCCGCGCTCAAGTGCTGCGCCCGCAGGATACTGCTCGGGGCGGTCCTTAAAGAACTGCTTAAGCTGCTCGTTCTCAGCCTCAAGTTCCTTGATCGCAAGCTGATTACGCACGATGCGTTCCAGTGCAATCTCTTCCTCAGTCTGAGTCAGATTGTCAGTCATGTCTTTTCCTCCATGTTGATTACGAAAACCACCCTATCATCTAGGTATTCAAACCTACCTGCGGTGGCCGTGTAGAACTTATTACCATATCTTACAGGCCATGTACGTAATTGTCCAATGAAAGGATCAAAATGGGATGGGTGCTGGTGGAGTGTCGTCCAAGGCACTGTGACTTGGTTCACTGAGGGGAACCGCAACCTGATTTCCATTCTTCATTTCCTCTAGCTGTGCATCTGTATGGGTGACATACAGTAAGCCCATCATTAGCTCTTCGACATTTAACGTCTTAAAATTGGTGACTCCCCACGCCTTAATGCCTACCGTAGAGCCGTCTGCTCTGCTGCGCGAGATAATAATTTCTCCACCGCCAGTAGTCTTGATGATAGCCATGCGTTTCTTTTCATGGGATAACTTGAGCATCTTACCATCTTCTCAAAATGTTTTGGCACGTAAAGCATTCGTCGTGAGAGTCTAGTGTATCAATATCCCCGCCAGATTGCAAGAACTCCCAGACCTTTGTCAGCCTATTCAAAGCGCCTTCTGCAATATCTGGTGAATAATCAAACGAATGTACCCAGATATCGTTGTCGCCTGAGCCGTCACGGGCGACAAACACGAGAGAACACACTTCCACGGCGCCGGGTTCGATGAGATTCCACCCGTAAGCGTACAAGTTTTGCTGAATGATGTACTGTGTGGGTATACCATCCAGCTTGTAACGCTTGATCTTATCTTTGGTACTACTCTTCCAGTCGATAAGATTACCCGTGGTTAGACGTAGATCAGAGTTACCGTAGATGTTTCCGTAGCCAGGCAGGTTGTGAATGAACAACCTTTGCTCGGTGCTGGCATCCTTTAAGGCGTTAAGTTCTGGCCTCGTGGGTGTGTCTATGTTCTTGTTGATTTCATTCTCAAGATACATGTGCATTGCTGTGCCCAGCTTTGCTCCCAACCACCACGGCCCTGATTGGTACTGACCACCCTTGAGTGAGGCTGCAAGACAGTAGTCACACGGGTTGCCGATGCCGCTGGGTCCGATCTTAGTCTGCTTATCGCGCTTGGACTTACCCTTAAGAATATCTAAGGTTAACTGTTTGATTTGGTCATCGTCTAATATCATTCAATAATTTCCCATGCTGTTATCTTGCGACGCGCAATGATTACGGGCCGGTCCTTGAGTGACGGGACGTTCTTGACTGCATTCTGTACCTCTTCCAGAGTATGAAAGGATACATTGACAATTCGATTTAGCCTAGGCTCACCTGTAATACCTACGTCACCTTCGCGGAAGATACCATATTCCCACATGAATTCATTCATCGGCGATGTGCTACTCCCGTAAAGCGATACTTCGCCTTGATCTGAGGCACCAGCCCAGCTTGAACCATGTTCTGATACGCCTCAACATATCGAGTCTCGGTTCTGATCGCGCCCTGAGCTACTGTCGGCTGAGCCAACAGGGACTTGCGTGCTGCCTCGAACTCGCGGGCCGCAATTGTCTGCTCTTCGTTCATAATTTAGTTTCTCAATCTGAAAAATTTTTTCAATCAAAATTTCCGCGCGCAAGCTCCGCGTCTTCGATTGCCCATTGAAGATATTGCTGAGCCTTCCTGAGGTCTTCCAGCCTATCACCCTTACGCCCTGCTCGGGCTACGTATTTAACTACATTGCCCTCCAAGAAACCTAAGTGTCTGGTGATGTCAATGACCTGAGCCTCACCGAATTGATAGTGCTGAGGGTTTACCGGATCACTCACTCGCTACCTGTCTCTTTTTGCCTGTGTAACATGCGTTCTCGTGGTCGTCCGCACCGGGGCAACGCTTACTACCGCACCCATTGCATACCATAAAGTCGCGGGTTAGAAATTCAGCAAACGTAATTTCACCTGCATCATAAGCTGCTTGCAGGGCTTCCTGCTCACACTTCCGACAATCATAATAACCATAAACCAAACCAGTCATGACCAGACTCCCGTAGTCTTGTTCTTAATTTTCTTACCTCGATAGAACCCACGCTCTCTGGGGGTTGTGCCTCCCCAAATGTTATAGGGCTCTTCATTATACATGGCGTACTCTCTACATTCAACCAGCACGTGACATCCAGCACACATTTCTCGTGCTTTTTCTGGAGTCACACCACGATTGGACCAGTTCTCTACAAACAAATCTGTTGGTGATTCATAGATTCTTTGTGAATCCGGATTAGCTAGGTAAGGATCAAAGCATGGCTCACTACCATCAGTAGCCGCAATTAACTCTTTATGTAACTGCTCCGCATACTCATCCTTGTATTCAAATAAGGCCACGGAGCATTTCCTCTACATTTCTAAGTGTCACGGCGTCGGCTATACGAGCATATCGTCCTTCATCTTCATCCCAGGTACCCAATCCTTCGATGTAATCTATGGCGTTAATTAATCGCTCTGCCGCATCCTCACGCATCCTGTCTTCTAGGTATGCCTCGGGCGTGAGGTCATTAAGCTGACGCTTACGCTCGATTACCCATTCGTTATACCCTTTGAGTAGGTCGATCTTCTCAGTGTTATCCATTTTTTCTCCTAAGGGATTTGTTCATGGCAAGCCTCTGATTGATTAGGTCACTAAGTTGCCCCCGATCATAAGTGTCCTCAGCAATGATACTAAGACTCACGACCTGACGCTCTTGACCGCGGCGGAACAATCTACGAAACGCCTGTTCATTAACCATGCCATCGTCGGATCGTTCCAACCACACCATCATTCTTGCGCGGTGTTGTAGACCGTCAGTACCCTCTCCGATGGAAGCAGGAGTAGCTACGATGTAGTCAATCTCGCCATCGATAAACCATTGCTTGATCTGTTCCCGCTGTTTCTCAGACACCGCACCAGACCATTCGAACGCCCGGAAACCTTCGTTCTGTAGTTTTTTAGTAACCACAGAGGCATACTTCTGACTAGCTACGAACACCAGCATTGCCTCATCAGGAAATTCTTTAAGAATTTGAACCAATGCGTTATATTTAGTGGACTTCATATCCTCTGGGAAGTATACTTCATCCTTCTCGGGGTCGTATGCAATCTCACCTAGCGTCACCTGACGCAACCGAATACGTTTGGTAGCCGGGAACTTGATAACCAACGGGTTATCTTCCAGCCACGCAATCATAGTCTTTTCGATCTGCGTATAAATTCTACGCTCTGTTGGTGACAGCTCTACGCTAATTTCAAATTCGTGGGCATCCCCAAAATCTTTTTCCAGCGCCACATAGCACGGCAAACTTTGGACAAACTCGCCAGGATTCTTCTCACCCTTGACTATGGTACCCGCGAAGAAATCTTCGTCTGTCTCGCACCAGCGGGACACCCAAGTCCAGTAGGATGCGTGACCTTCCAGCTTAGGCCAAAGCCATTGATGGATGGCCCACATACCAGTAAACCTGTTGCGTGCGGGAGTGGCAGATAGTGCCATCTTATACTTAGGCTTGAAGTGCTTCATCAACTTGAATGACACGCCTCGATGGTTGGCGAACGCCTGACACTCATCGTAGGCGGCAAAGTCAATGTGATGGGAAATTTTATTGATTAAATCTTGCTTGGTTCTAAAGTATTCACGGCCCACGATGTACCATCCGGGCTTGAGTGCAAGCAAATCTTCCAGTGCTTGCTTCCCCGCCTTAAGACTGCTGATCATTTTAACATCGGCGCCGGGTTCTTGTCCCAGAATGGTGTTCTTCCAAGACAGCTTTGTAAACACGGGACAGATAATTAGGTTCACAGCGCCACCAAGGCGACGCGCAACTTCTACAGTAACGATTGTCTTTCCAACACCGTACTGTGATGCGTTGAGCGCCGCCCTGGTAGGCTCTGCTACCATGCGGACGACTGCCTGTTCCTGCTCAGCGTCCAAATGAATCATGCTTCTCAATCAGTTTTCTTACGTGGTCTACCACGACCAGCGGTTGGTTTGGGTTTTTCAGTAGTAGCTGTTCTATTTTCTGTAGTTCCCTCATCCTTTCCGCTTGTAACTGCTGATTCTTCGTTAGCTGTTTCTTGTACCGTGCGTTCGCCTGACTCTGCAATCTTTTCTGTCTGTACAGCCTCTCCCGCAGGATCAGCACTTCTGTTTCCGCGTTCGGCACAGCTTCCGGATCGGCAGACGCAGAGGTAGTGAACATCGTAGTATTTATAGTTCTCTTTACAGATTGCATGATCACCTACCATGCAGAATCCACAGGTATATTCCCTGCGCTCTGGCAATTAATCCTCACCAACCATAATGTCAAATTCGGGCAGGATGTTCTGCGGCTTGATGACGATGCGCGACTGATATTCGCTCACGTCAATCGATTCCTCCTGCGCGATGACGACCTGATCCTGATCGCCCTTGATGTATGTATGACGACGATACTCGTCGGGTCCGTACTTGCAGGTGATGTCGATTCGCTCCGGGTACGGATGTTCGAACGAACAGCGGCCCTCCGCGAATAGCATGACCTCCCCCGTGATTCCGTTCGTGGCGGTCAGCGTGCGCTGCACTTCAAAAGCCTCTGCGGCTGTTGAAATGTTTTCCGACGCCTTATCTGCATCGCTCGTACATGCGGACAGACCTACAACACCGGCAACAACAATCAGTGCTGCCGCAATCTTATTCTTGATCTTCATTTGGTTTCTCCTTGTTTGTTTTCCTTTAGGGTGACGTTGAACGCGGCAAGAAGTGCGTCGGCTCCACGAGAAGGGCTGAACACGGTGTGGGTGCCGGTGAACCACCAGTTCGACGGGTCATCGAGGGTCGATATGAGCGCTTCGCGTGTGGCCTCGGTGGGC